TTTAATTTCGTTAAAATCTTGTTGGCTTAAATAGTCTAAATAAAGGTTTAAATTGAAGCTTCCGCCTTTGTCACCTTCAACGCTTTGTTCTCTCCACCAGTTCATTTTTCGTTTCAATGAAAAGGTTGTTTGTGTGAATTCGTTTTCTGTGGTCGCAATTTGCGACTTAATTAGTTGTTTCATAATGTTTATAATTTAGTAAGTAAACTTTTGGTGATATTTCTTCGCAATGTGTTAAATTCATGTCTTCAAAATTTCTATTGAAATCTTCAAGTTGCAATTTAAAAGTGTGATATTGGTCAACTTCAATGTTGATGCCGGTCAAAATGACAATGTTGATTCTGGATAATTCTTTCATTTTTTGACAAGCTTGGTCAAAATCAAAACAGTTGTCCAAAACGGCGAACGCGCAAACGGTGTCAAATGATTTTGCTTCAAATGTTGCTTGTTCAATGGCCATTAAAATTGAATCGGTATTTTCAACCGGGAACGCGTCGATGCCAGTGTAATTGATTTCACCTGGAATGAATTTTCGAAGTGTTTGCGATCCGCAACCAACATCAAGAATCGAATTCCCGTAACCGCACTTTTTTAAATGGTCGCCATAATTTCGAATCGGTTTTTCCAACTTGATGTTGTCATCGTGATTTTTCCAAGATGCGCGCCTTTTCTTTAAATTGGCGGTTGCATCAATCCATTGTTGTTTTGTTACTTTCATTTTTATATTTTTAGTATTCATTAAAATAATCGTCGTCAAGTTCTCGACTTTCACTCCATTCATTGATTCCATAATATATCAAATCTTCAAGAACAATGTTTTCAATTGCTGATTTCACTTCGCGCATTTCTTCAATGCTTGGAAAGTAAGGATGACAAACTCCATTGATCCATTGTTCGCAATCTTCGGCATAAACGTCAATTGTTGCTTCTTCGGTTTCTTGATTGTGACTGGCAAATTCCCAGTTGAAAAAAAGACAAAATTCAATCTTGTCAATTTGATAATATAAGGAAAGATTGTTTTGGTCTATAAATTCTAATTCTTCGATGTTCATAATTTAGTTTTTATAAATGTTAAACGCGTTTTCGATTTCTTTCAAATCTTTGTCCTGGATAAATGTCGCCATTGTTTGAATGATCAAATGTAATTGGTAAGTTGTCAAGGAATTTTCCTCTTGTTGCTTTTCTAAAAAGTCAAGCGTTGCGATGAAGTCTTTCATGTTGTTTCTTATTTGTTGTTGTAAATATTGCACATTTCAATAAATCTTTTTCTTGGTAACTTTCTAAATTGCTCGTAAGTTAAACCATTTGCTTCGGCAATCAAGACCATTTTTGCTTTTAATTCTTCAATCGTTTTCATATTTTTTCCGTTTTGATATAGACAAATATAAAGAGTATTTTTATAACTGCAAAACTTTATCAACATTTTTTTTAATAAATCCACAAATTTAGAATCATTCTAAATAAGGAACAAGGGTAAAAAATGGACATGATGCGCGTTCATGTATAGAAAATGCAATAATTTGGACATGAGAAATAAGGTTATTGCCTTAAAATTGCGGTAAAAAATAAGGTTATTGCCTGAATAAGGCTAAATAAAACTAACAAAAAAGCGTTATTATGGAAAATTTACTTTACATTATCGGATTAATTCCGTTTATAGTGGAAAAATTTATGCAAATCTACGGTAGTCGTTTTCTTTTACCGTAAAATTTTGTCACATATATTAGCGAAAACGTGACGAATGGCGGTTAATTGACTAATATATTAATCAATTTGTCAAGTTTATTGTGCAAAAAACTCGACATTTATTTCAAAAGATGTGCGTCAATCGTGCCACCTGGCCGAATTCTTTGTGATGCAAGAATCCTTCGACCGCCTTGATTGATAAATATCCTTTTTTGTGATGCCATGAGTCCGAACCGGACGGCGAACGCAATGATTCAACCGTGATTCCGATGTAATCTTTTGACGATTTGTGGTGAATGTGATGAGTATAAATATATCGATGCTTTGATTGCGACCATTCAAGCGGAAATTCCGCAGCCATTAACAAAGGAAGATCTTGTTGCTTTGCGCCGTCGCCGTGTGTCGTTCCGATCAAGTTCTTTCCATACAAAAAACCTTTGCGATGTGCAATCGAACAATCGAAAGTAATGTTCTTTGAATCTTTGAACCAAGTCTGGATGACATCGGCTAAAAAGAACCCAGACGTGTAATCGTGATTCGACGGATTGAATGTGAAATGAACATCGGCAATCGGCAAAAGCATTTCAAGAATTTCAATGTAAAGTTTTTTCGCGGTTAAAAAATTTGAATACCAATTTCCGTCGGTGTCTTGTGGTGTTCCGCCGGTTGTGGTTCGCGTGGGTGTATCGACATGAAGAATGTCATTGCCACCGATGAAAAGAATCTTGTCGATGTTGAATCCTTTTGCCTTGTTGATTATTCCTTGAACACCTTCGCGAACTCGTTTGACGGCCACCTGGCAATTGTAATCTTCGCCAGTTTCGAAAGCTTCGCAAAGTTTACCGATGTGGATATCGGCCGGATCAACAACCAATAAATGACCTTCAATCATTTTTTCGCGTTCAATTGGAATGTATTTCGGAATGTAGTTTGAAATCGAATCAATGATTTCTTGTTTCATCTTTTCGAATCCTTGTTGGTCTTCGGTCTTGAAATTTGGATTCTTAAAAAATAATGATGCGGTTTTATTCTTGATCCAACCATGTTTGACATCCTTGTCGTCGATGTCCATTTTGTTGGCCGTTCTTTTAATCGCGCGATATTGACTTAAAATTTCGGCTTCGTCTGGCTTTAATCGCGGTCTAAATTTGCTTGTCAAACGATTCGTCTTAATTTATCAATTATTCTCAAAATCAAAAACGTTCCGAACCCGGCCAAGAACCCCCAAAAAAACAAACTCCAATTTGTTTTGCGTTTTTCTTGTTGAACTTCTTTTCTTTTTTCTTTGCTATCTTTATAAATGTATTTGTATTTCAAGACGTCTTGTTTGACAAGTTGCGTTTTGTATTTATATTCGATGCGAGTCTGGAATTTGGTCTTCGGAATATACACGTTTCTAAAAAACACAACAGAATCGGTGAATTTAAGTATCTTTTCGTATCGAAATGTATCGTTGACATAATAAGCAATCGAATCAATCGTCGCTATTCTTATTGTGTCGCTATCTTGAACAAGCTTCAAGCCGTGTTTAAGCGCTTTTTTGTAGTGATATTGTGCCAATCGTTCGGACGAACAACCAAACATCGTCAAAACGCTTAAAAATACGATTAACTTTTTCACAACTCGATTAAAGTGTAAGTGAATTTATTGCCGAACGCGTCCTTTGCTTTATTAATTATCTTCATGAATTCCACAAAATTTGCGTTGAATCTGAAAACTTGACATCCTTCGGAAAAGTAATCGACATTCGACGGATCTTTGTAGATGGATGACCGATGAATGTTGATGCCGAACATTCCGGAATCAATTACTTTTTCATCTTGAATTTTGTCTTTATTATTGTCGCGATAAACCGAAACGTTTCCCAATCTTTGACAAAGCGCTTGATATTTTCCGTTATGCATGCTTACAGCATAAACGCCGCGATATTGTCCGGGAACTAATCTGGCAACCCCTCGCGAACTTCTTAAAATTTCCGTCGGTTTTTTACCTGGATCGGTTGTGATTGTCCATTCATGAAATTGCCAAATGCCGTTAACTTTATAAGACAAGGTCAAAACATCGTCGAATTCGTTTGTCACCTTTTTTCCGCTTTTTAAATTGCGAACACCAACAATGTTGACGTCGTAATCTTTGGCACTGTTGAACCAAACGAATCCTTTGCTTTTTACCGCCTTTTCAATTTGTTCCCGTGTGTACATAATCAAATTTTAGAATAAATCATTGCTTTTATCTTTTCCTTTTGCAGAAAATTCAAATAATCAAAAAATTTCTTTATCATTTTATTTCGTTTAAATCTTGTTTAATTTCTTTTGCTCTTAAAAATAGATTGCGAAGAGAATCCCAAATTGAAATTTTGCGGATTGAAATGTAATTTTCATTAATGGACATCACTTCGAT